CCATTGGTCCCGTTTGTGCCTGCGGCTCCCGTGGGGCCCGTCGGACCTGTTTGGCCAGTGGGACCAGTAGCTCCATCCGTACCGTTCGTGCCTGCTGCACCCGTAGCGCCTGTAGGGCCTGTGGAGCCCGTGGGACCCGTGGGACCCGTGGGGCCTGCAACCGTAGAATCAGCTCCAGTAGCCCCCGTGGGTCCAGTGGGGCCCGTCGGACCAGTAGCACCAGTCGCACCAACACCTGTGGCACCTGTGGCACCAGTAGGACCAGTGACTCCTGTGGATCCTCTTTGACCAGAAAACCCACTGGAAATTATCTCTAAGTCGTTTTCAGGACTAGATGAAGAAACATTAACTCTGTTTGATCCAGAAGAAGTTATATTTACATTTAATGTAGATGGAGAGGTAACGTTTATAGAAGACATCGCAATAATTATCAGTTACCAACCTCAGATATATCGTCGTTTACAGTAAAGTTTCCTTGAAGTATAGTCTTCTGTTCTCCAGATAGATTACTGCTTCTTTGAATGTCATACACGTATCTTCCAGATACAACATCTGACATTAGGTTAGCGTCAACTGATATGGAAAGTACACCGTAAGTTGCCGAGCTTACAACATTAGAACCTCTATCAAGGCTTATCGGGATTACGCCAGGCGTCAAAGTAATACCTTTAAGAGGAAGAGCTGGATTATCAGGTCCGCTATCTACAGAAACTTGCTCTGGATTAGTAGAAAGAAGCAGACCAGTTAGACCTTCTTGATTAGCCTTTCCTCTGACCTGCATAGAGAACTTATCTAAAGTCAAATCCTCTTTTGATGTATTTTCTGAGTTAGATATAGTTATCTGAAACCTAAAGGTGTCACCTTTTCGGCAAGTAATATCAAGCCTTTCTGATACGTCAAGGTTTATTTTATTCGCCATATTCCATAATGTTTTCTGTTTCCGATCCCTCTTTCTTTTCCATCATTTCTTGCTGATTGTCAGATTGCTTGTCTATTCTACGATCCTTCCCTTCTTCTTTAAGGACTTCCAGCTTTTGTCTAAACTCTTGATCATCCTCCTTAAATCCAAGAGTGGCTTGAGCTTTTATAGTCTCAATTTCTTTTCTAAACTCATGCTTAACAGTTTCAAGTTGAATCTCAAGCTGATTTTTTAGCTGCAACTCCTGAGCTGTAAGCTGAGAATCAAGCTGCATTTCTTGAGCTTTCATTTGAGATTGAGCTTGAGTCGCCTCTATTTGGGCCTGAGATTGAGCTTGAATATTTTGCTGAGCTATCTGCTGATTTCTAGCCATTCTCTTTTTTCTCCTAAGAATTAAAAGCCTTTCTGCCTGGTTTATGTCTTTCATTGACCTAATAGACATGGCGTCTTCAATATCTAATTCTTTTTGAGACAAAGAGATTTGTATGTTTTGCTCCAAGTATGCTTTCTCTGTATCCTCCATCTCTTTTTGAACCGTAACTCCAAAATTGTACATGGGCAGCATACTGAAAGAGCTAAGAATTTCTACATTCTTTTTTCCAATAGCGTTCTTGTAAAGATTTGAAACAACAGAGTCTTCTGGGAGTATTTGAAGACACTTAACTATGTCTGAGCAAACCTTTTTATAAAGTATAGATGCCGCGTTAGTTATGTCATATATGGCATTATTTGCAGCTGCTAGTGCTTGCTCACGAACGCCAACTAGAGCTTCACTCTTAGGAGAAGATGAGTCCATAACCTCATTTATACCAGTGGCATCACGAATCATGCGAAGATAATGATTATACAGCCCAATAAGCTCGTTAATGTTTCTGATGCTATTTCCAATCTCTCGAACTGGCGGGTTTTGGAATCCGCCCTCAGGATTTTTACTTCTATAATAGAAGACACCTGTTTGTTCGTAAATGTCATGAAGATCAAGAGGTTCCAACTCACCACCCTTTCCAAGCTGAACATTTTCTAAGCCCTCAATATCAATTATGAGACCATCAGGCTTTGCCTTAGCTATAGATTGTTGTATTTTAAGGTGGGTCAGTTGCAACATATCTGCAAAGCCTACACACCCGTCAACCATTGATTTAGGAATCATATTCCTGATGTTTGTTGCAACAGGAGAAAATGAAAGGTTGGTTTTGCTTATATCGTGTACATTTCTTGGCATATTGGTCTTTAGACCATAATCAAATATGTAGTCAGACCCCATGATATAGGTCCCGCTATACACATTCATTATCTCCATTTTGTGTGGAGTCCTAGAAAACACACTGTTTGTCTTTTCTTTATAGCTACTTCCTTTGTCGTAGAAGTTTGTGTTACCGAATCGGTTTCTTTTTTCTTCGTAGTAGTTGGTGTCCGTAGACGTAAACTCAAACTCTAGTATCTCTACCATATACTCGTCATACCCCATGTTGTATCTCTCTGAGAGCCTATCATAGGTGGAGTCGTATGGTCCTCCGCTTGTATTGTTCCTTGTTGCCAGGGTCTGTATCTTCTTGTATTCATCTTCAGAAAACTGATCTCCTGCAAGTCTTTTTAGTTCTGCAATACTTATTCTTTTTACATGACCTGCATATATAAGATCTGAAAAAGAAGGGTCTTCCGTATAGCTATGTATAAAGTTGGCTGGGTCTACGTACTCTACTGAAATGCCGTATGTAGGGTCGTTGCTTCTTTTTGTCACAGCCATTCCAAGAGCGACAAGATCATTAACACACCTTCTATACGTAGAGTCGTTAAAATCACTCCACTCCAACGTCATGTTTGTTCCAATCTGAGCCGCTACTTCTGCGTCCGTCTTGATGTTAGTGTCAAATAGTATTTCTGCCTCCTCTAGGGTTTCTGGAACTTTATCTGGGTCCATATCTATGACCATTCCAGTCTGCTCCTTAAGCTTTTTTAACTGCTCTCTAGCTTGAACTTGAAGGTTAATTTTCTTCTTTTTTCTATTCTTTTCAGAAGAAGAAAGAGGGTCTACCGCCTCAAGGTTTGGATATGGGTCTCTAGATAAGATTTTATTGACAACAATCCTAGCAAACTTCGATAAAATAGGGACAGGGGTAAAATCAAGATTAATAAGGCTGCCGTCACCGTTGTTAGGATCAAGAGATGTAAGAATTTGCTTGTAAATGGTTGTGTCTTGTGTTCCATTAGCATAATCTCTATTTCTGTCAAAAACCTTTCTTCTCTTTCTAAATAAAGAATTATAGTCGCTCCCATTGCCCCACTGAGATTGTATAGCCTTAGCATATTTAAGGCCGTACTCCTTCATCTCTTTTTTTTCTTTTGGGAGAAGTGGATCAGGAAAATTAGAAGAATATTTATTTGCCATACTATTTCCTATGAAATGCAAATATATTAAACTCTGCGTATAGGCTTATGTCTTCTAAAAAACTTCTTTTCTGAAAAGTTTGCAGCCTCTTTTGTTTTTTCTTTTTGAGCCGCTAAAAGAGCAAGACCAGAAGAAATAGTGAGGTCGTATTTAGTTCTATCTGTTATTTTAAATCCTATCCAGTCCTCTAGGGTTCTATTGAAATACATTTTTCCTGTATCTCCTGTTTCTCTGTTTATACCTACGTGGTTGTGTATATAAGCTTCAATAGATTGAGCATGGGAATGAATAACGTCATTAGAGTTAGAAGGAACTCCTTTTGTCCGAACATTTGATGTAGACCCAGGAACTTTAAGGTGATTAGGCCTATCTAAAAGATATCCGTCATAGCCCCTTTCTTCAAAGTACCTAGCTATTCCGTATTTATTATTCTCAATAAGAAGAGGGTATCCATAGAAAAAAGCACACATCAATACGTCTTCATAAAATATTTTAGCTAACGGAGGTCGAGACGCATACTCCACAACAAACATGTTTGAAGGATGCTCCATGTGAAATTTGTTGTACATATGGAGTGCACCTTTAGATCCTCTCCCGTCTACCGTAGCGTCTATATCGTAGCTGTCAACTCCACCACATCCGATAATGTCGTTCGGAGCTATTAATTTTCCATATGACTCCTTTTTAATGTTTCTTAGATGCTTAGGGGGTAGCCAAGAGACGTAAAATCTCCCAGTAGGGTCTGACCTAAAAAGCACCTCTGTGTCCTTTTGACCTTCTTTCCATACAAAATTTCCTTGTACAACTGGGTTAGGGAATAAGTTGTCGTTGTGATCTATCTGTTCATATATCTGACCGATATTAAACAGACTTCCTTCTATGCTGTCTCTAAACGCCTCGTCTGTGGTAAAAGGAAATTGCCTTATAATCTCATTGAGTTCAGATGGCTGTTGCTTAAAAGCTTCTCTTTCATTCTTTAAATACGTCTTAGCCCCAATAGATATCCCCTCACCGTCTAACCCCTCTACAATATCAGGTGGGTCTTCTGACACTGGATTTCCATATTTATCAAAGAAGCCCTCTAATGATTCTTGAGCTGGAATAAAAAGCCTATACAGCCCAGATCTAGTCCTCCCATTCGAATTCCTCTCCATAGGATTCGAGTCCTCCCATAGGTCCTTGTACTCCTTTCCACCTTTGTTCATTGGATTTACGGTGCTTCCTACGAGCGCCTTTCCGATTACTTTTCGCCCGACTATCAAACATGTCCTCTGAATCCTCCAGGCGTCTCTTATGTCTGTAGGTTTTTCCCATTTTCCTGCTTCGTCTAAGTATAACATGTGAAGTTTTTCACCGTCATACGCATTGTTAGTGGTGTTTTTCCAATTAATTACTGTGTTAAGAGCATCCCCGACCTGAGCTGTTTTGTTTTTCTTTGTAATCTTTTTTGAAGGCTCTCTAAAAGCCAGCTCCATTCTAGGGTTTGTGGTTCCATCTTGAATAGGTTTAAAAAAGAATGGATAATTTCTAAACATAGAAACAACCTTCTTCATAAATATATTTTCCTGTGCGTCTTTACCCGTCTTGCTTTGTATTCCAAGAAGTTTTTCTTTAACCTGAGAAGCCTCATCTACAATTACTGAAGAACATATGTTGGTGTATCCGCTTCTACGGCACTTAGTATATAGCTGTCCTAGACATCTTTGGTCCGCTTCACATGCCGCCAGGTGTATAAATATTTTTCTTTGAAAGTCAAGAAAATTAGGGTAACCTATGTCGAACTTGGTCCATTGTAGGGCCATGTAGTGTCTACCTGTAATGTACGTAGGCACACCGTTGTTGTAAAACCAAACGCCATCACGTCTACGCCTAAACTCTTTTTCGATGTATGGACTGAAACGTTCACGGAATTCCCTTGGCATCTCCCCCCACTCATCCATAGACTTAATCCTACGCAGCTCGTTTGGCATAGGTATCCTTTCCCACATTTGCAGATCTTTGGTTTTTTCGCTAAAGAGGATCTCTTTTTTCGGCGGCTTCTTGGGAAGCATAATCTGTAGTCCACCGACATCAATGATTTCTCCTTCCGTACCGTTGGGATCAATTTTAATAACATCTTCATTCATCGTACTTACCTTGAATCAACTCTTGCAAGCGAACGTATTTTTTAATTAACTCTGATCTTTTTAGATACCTAGGGTAAATAGTTTTACTAATATAAGATTCGTAGCTATGTATATTAAGATCGTCTTTTATGTCAAGACAATCTTCTGGATCTTCTGATATCAAATCGATTATATCCCACCCCCACTTATTGGTCATCTCCTCTAAAATTTTTCCGTCAAAATCAAATGTTTGATCCTTGTTGTAGACCTTAAATAAGTCTACTGAATTTTCTAGAGAATACGTAAGGAAGAATTGTCCAGAACTAACCAGATATTTTCCTCTTGTATTGAAAACGCAAGTCTCATCTTTGTTGGGGTCAGTACTCATTACAACAAACTTATTTGACCCAAACGTAGCTGTCTTTTTTCCAGACAACTTCTCTTTACACTTGTCCCAATATTCCTGGCTATGAAGGTTGTTGCTGCCCATCCAACAGATATAGTCTTTTTGAGCGTGAATAGAAGTCAACCATGAAAACTGAAACTTATAAGAAAGAGGATCGTTAGGGTACATGTAGTGCTTTATTCCTCTGTCAGAACAAAACTCCTCTTGTCTTTTGTCGTCACCAATTACAATTCCAGTAGCTTCAAATCCATCTTTTTTAAAGTCTTCTATGACATCGCTCATGTGCGATATTGACATTCTTGTCAAAGAAAACCTTTTGTGATAGACCATAAAAAAACAAACACTCTTCATCGGATCAAAGAGACATGACCGTTTATAACATAGGACTCTCCATAGCCCTCACACTGAAGTCTATATACATAAACGTCAGAAGGTAAATAATATTCATCCCCTCCGATCCATATGTCATCAGGATGAAAGCCCTCCCAAACAACCTCACCACTTCTAGAAAAAACTTTTAATATCCAAGATATCCAACAGCTGTCATCAGTATATGCACCCCAGTAGTCATTGACACCATCATTATCTGGTGTAAAAGAATTAGGTATGTATATATCACATCCTTCGTATGGGCTTATACAAGGGCTTCCTGTTTCGCAATCAACTTCTACCATATCGTACTCGTAAGAGTATTCAATTAAAGTGTCTGTTGTGTATACGTAGGTTGTGTCGTAAAAATACCAGTTTATAGGGACAGTAATAGTATCAGGGGGTAGTTCAACGTAGTTGATGATAGTGTCGTATAGGATCAAAGGCTGGTACACGGTGTCTGGGGGGAGCTCTACATAAACTACCGTTGTATCATATTCTATAAGCGTTACTGTATCAGGCGGGAGCTCTACATAAATAGTGTCAATCACTACCTCTGGTATGGGTTCGCCGCAATCGCCAACCACAACCCAGTTGTCCTGAAAGCTATTGTCTTCGTACAGCCCAGTCCCCCAAGGGGTTCCATCTCCATTAACTCCAACCTCGGCCCAGCCCCCGTCAGAAGCGTACATAGTCTGCCCGTAACTGATCTGCCATATTACAGCCTGGATGCTATAACCCTCTGTATACCAGTATGTTATGACGTTCTCTAGGTTGCAGTACATCTGCCCCGCGAAAGGACCGTTTACGCAATCCGACTGGTATGAGTTGAATATAGGGAATGTAACGGTGTCCCCAGAATAGTACGGGGGTACAAGCGACTCATCATATAGGTTCGTCCAGTTAGTTGGCGACTCTGTAGTAGTAGCGCTGTAGATCCATCCAGGATGGTTACTGGTAGCGCTGAGAGGGAAGTCAAAAGACGGGAAGTCCCACCCTGTATTCATCGCATTGCAGTCCTCGTCTATTGCCTGAAATCCAAACTGCAGTTCGGAAACGCCGTCGGGCGCACCTGCACCACCGCAATTTTCTGTGTTAAGGAATGCTACAGTGACAGATCCTTCTACAGGATCGAAATCCAACAACTCAAGATCGCATTGAGCGTGCATAGGAAATCCTTTCAGGATAACGCTTAGTATGAAAAGCAAGATCATGATAAAGAGCTTGCTTAAAATATAGTCTCTAGTCATCTTCCCTGACCCCTATATGGTTTCTTGTAGTTCTTAGATCTTTTTTTATTTGATGTCTTAGTCTTACTATGAACACCAGGCCTTGAAACCTTATTTTTCTTTTCGTAAGTAGATTCTACTTTTGCCATTTTATTTAATTTGTCGGCGAGGCGGGGATTGAACCCGCATGCAACCGATTACTCTTTCTACAAGGTATAAGCTTGAGGAGATACTCGCCGAGTGTTTATTTTCTCTTTGAGCCCTTTATTCGACTTTTTTCTGCTATGCCTCTATTTTTAGATGCAGGCATAATTACTCTTGCTCCATTAGAGGCGTGATGAATGTCCTTGCCGTCTCCCTTTTTTACTTTTCCTTCTTTTTCAGCGGACCTACGGTCTCTATTCCTCTTAGCGCGGAGTTTTTTCTGCTCATCAGAAGACTGGAACTTATCGTATTCTTTTCTATAATTTCTTTTTACTCTCATGACGGCAAATATCGCTCTTATTTTGAGAACCTTTCTGCAAACCCACCAGAGTAGTCTTTTTGATTTTTAATCTCGCCATCACTCCTTAGATCTCTTGTCATTTGCTCAAGCCTCTGCCTCTCTATAATCAATTCTTTGCAGTCTAATGCGGTCTGTTTTATGGAGGATAGCTCTGCTTTTCGGCCTGCGCCATTTAAGTCTTTATCTACAGGCTTTTTAACCTCCTCTATCATGTTGTTTATAGCGGTCTCCATGCTAGACATGAGCCTAATAGCAGCCTCTAGGGTTGTAAACTTATATTTCGACATAAAGAAGGTCTTCTGATCTAACTCTGTAATACTCTTGGCCATCAATAGTAATCCTGTAGTCCATGTTTTTTTTAAAACCCACTACATCCCCCGCCGATATTCCTAATTCCTTAGTGTAGCTGCTCTCGAAAGCCAGCCTTCCTTTTAACTTATCAGACTCTTCGGTAGTTATTATCTCAATTATCGCCTCTGCTACATCTTCACTCTCTTCTATTGGAGTCAACAATGTCCAACTACCCAGGAGGTTAATCTCTCCTTTTGAGTTTTTATACGCAATAGCCTGATTATTTACCGCATGTTCAGGGTTATACCTAACCAAGTAGTGGTTCTCATATCCAGTAAGCGTCTGACCCTCGTTCATTACAACCAGATGGTGAAAATACAGGGTGTCTCCAGGATTAACGCCAGTATTATGGTTGGCTACCGCAGAAACAACAGGGCCTTCTGTAACCCTATGCTCAAACTCATTAAACTTGGTATCAATAAACAGCTCAATTCCAGAGTCTGTAGTTATGGTGTCGTTTGTGGTCTTCTCCAGCTCAACGACAAATAAATCAAAAGGTTTCATTAAAAATTTAAATCAAATTCCAATATAGTTGGCATGCCATTTATACTTTTCCAGAGCATTTGACCATCATCTGTCTGGATATATATAAGATATCTATTTATACCGTGCCTATGAAGCGACTCGTCATCAAAAACTATCGCACTAACTTCCCCCATTCCAGCTCTCATCCCTAGGTAGTATGCCATTGCATCCTTAGGGTTTTGCCCAATAATAATTTTTCTAATTAGACCTTCCATTAGTTTAAAAATATGTCAAAATCTCCTAGACCGTCATCAATGGAACCTGGGTTAATATAAGACTCCTTAATAAAGTCTAGTATTTCTTCTAGCTCGTCTTCACTGTATATGTTGTATCCATATACAGCCTTTATGTGTTTTTCGCCTTCTTCAGAAACATCAACCAACCCCGTCAACATAACGGATATAATTTCTTCTCTTTTACCATATCTTTCAAACAGATCATCGATCTTAGTGGCTATAGCAGACATTTCGCTTAAAAATTCAGATTCTGTCATGGATAAAAAATCAAAAATGTTTCGTGATGTATCAAAACTACGCAAAAAAGACATATCTAAGAACTATCTTAAGAACGTAAGATCCACTCTATTAGAGTTTCAGGATAAATATGAAATCTTCCAAAAAGAAATGTATTTCATGCTCTGGGCATACGACCTAGAATTCTTTACGCTAGACTACGCCTCAAGCGAATACGGCGTAAATAAGAATCACCTAGGAGACAGAGTGATTTACCCTCTAATGAAAGAAGGGTACATACATAAATATTTTGACAAGCTAACGCCCTCGCAGTCATACGAGGACCATCTCTTTAGAGATGAGACCAAGTATAACTACAGGGTTAGATACGCCTTAACTCAAAAGGCCAGGCTTATGATACAAAGATTTTACAGGAATCTTATTCCTTCCGACGATCGGAAACTATGACATTTATAAGCGTGTCAAACCATCCGAAAACCTGATTGTCTTTTTCGGTAGGAGTTAGGTTCACCAAAACTTTTGCAAAAGCAAGAAGGCCGATTAAAATTTCACCCCAATTGTTAAGCCAAAAGTTTCCGTTTTCTACTACAGGCTCAACTACATTAACTGCAGTTTCAGCAACCGCTACTACGGTGTCAAGTGTATCGATCATGATGTATATTTTTGCGAATATATATATTTTTTACTGCATAAGGATGTATGTAGTCACACCATCCTCCTTAACAGCCTTAAGAGTTCTATTTCTGTTTTCTCCAGATCTCTTATACGATACGTGAATCCAATCTGGCTCTTTATTGTCTCCAAACTCCCAGATTAATTGATCGTAGTTCAAGTGAGTGTATATGAACTTGAATATATCTGCATTTGATATATTACCATATACATGCGCATCGAGGTCTAGGGCCTCCCCAACCATATGCTGAGACGTTGAACTACCTCCAATCTTTCGGTTTAATTCTTTTGATCTAAATCCAGAAGTTACGGCTATAGGTACACCAAAGTGGTCTCTTAGTGGTTGAAACACACACTCAGCTATCGCTTCCAGATTTGAAATCTCGTACTCTCCTGGTAGGTTTTCTATACCGTGTCGGATTGCCGTAATGCTTTTTGTTGCCTCTTTCAGTGATAAATTTTTTGACAGATTCATGAAATCTTTTTTTTCTTGGATTAAAATATCCTTTACTGCCCATTAAGACCTGCAGGAAGACGAGGTCCTACTTCCACGGCCACCACCTCTTGCAAAGTTTATACCCCCTGATTTTGTTTTACCAAAACCCTTTCCGCTTTGACCACTTGCGGTTTTTGGCTTTTTAGTCTTTTCTTTTTTAGGGGTCTTCATCGTGCCCTCACCCTGCATTTTAGCAGGTGGAAGAAACCTTGGGCTCTGGGGGGCTACATTTTTACGCTTACCGCGTGTTATAGGTTTTTTTGTAATCCTCATTAATACGGTCCTAATCCGAGCATTCTTGCAAAACGCTCTATGTTTGTTAGTCTATGTGGTCCAGGCGCCCCAGATACTCCAGGTACATATCTTGGCTGACGACTTGTAGCAGAAACAGCAGAGCCCGCTAAACCTGGTATAATAGCTTTAGCAGCTTTTCCTGTTCTACTTTTTGCTCTGTTGTTTAAATATCCTTGAACGAGATCTGTAAGAGCGTTCATTTTATTGGCGTTCATTTCGCCCTGCATTATGCTTGGCTCCTTCATGACAGAGGTTATTTCCTGCTTGACCTCTTCTGGAGCCTCCCTAAAAGCCTTTGTAAAAAGTTTATTGAACCTTTTATCTTTCATCTTACCCGCATCACGGGCTAAAGGATGCTTTTTGGGCTTCATCAACGGTTTCTTTTTTTCAATCCCGTTGATGTATACCCGCTTTTCTTGTAGTCTTCAAGCCTTCGCATAGACATTCCTGCCTTGCCCGCTTTTTTAACGCCCTTTGACTGCATTCGGTCTGCTTTTTTCTGGTTGCCTTTTTCCATTGCGTCAAGTCCTTTCCCATACTTTTTAAGGGCCTTTCTAATTTTCCTGTTAACCCTTCCTCCTTGATCGTAAGACTTGTCTTTGCCGCAGTTACACTTGCCTGCGGCCATTTTGCCGCAAGAACACATCTTACCGCCTTTTTTATAACTTGTTGTTTTCATGATGCTGCGAATATTGCTATTTTTATTTCAGGATTTCCAAGCGCTGCTGGATCTACCTGTATTTTAATGTCTTCTATGTTAGCCAGGGATGGAGATGCAGATCCAGTAGCGTTTGAATCCATCTCGTCAGAAAACAAGATAAATGAGTCTTTCGGAGGGAGTTTTACAAAGTACTCCTCGTTGTTTCCTAAAACTCTAATAATAGCAAATTCAGAACTGTCTTGATTTGTTATCCTTAGATATTCAAGGGATCCACTCTCAAAAGTTGATCCAGATTGAGTTGCTGAAAAAGAGAAGATGCTTACTTCGGTCTGACTGCAGCCAAGAGATCTTTCATAAAAATTCTCTACTGCATTAATATCTACAATAGTCTCAGATCCATGATCTGATCCATCAAGAACTACTTCCTCTTTTATTGTTACTGTTAGTGTCGGCATAGTGCAAATATATTAATCTTTTAGATAAGGATTGTCCCTACCTCCTCTAGGGGCATATCCAGCCCTCCTGGATTGATGCCGATCGTTAACGTATCTCTCTTCACCAGTCTCAAGATAGTTGTTACCATACTTAACGTTTGGTCTCACATACCCTTCTTGATTAAGATAGTTCATGAGGTTTCTCTTCTCTTCCCTACCCATTGGGTCGTGTCCAGCAACGTCTTTATTTATAAGAGCCACCAAGTTTCTGACGTGTCTTGGGTTTGTCTGAAAGGTTTCTCTTGACACGTAGTCCTCCATTCCAAGGTCTTTTCTTAGCTGATAAGGATTGTCTTCGTAATATTTCTTTCCTTTCTTGCTCATAGATGGCTTTCCAGACTCATCGTACTTCCAAAACTTCTCTTTTTTCGGATGCAAATCCCTTGTCATTACAGGGGAGTTCTGAAAGTTTTCATTACGCATTTCTACGTTTTCTCTCTCTGCCACGCCTTGATTATATCTATCGACTATTCCAGGGAGATCTCCTTGTGTAATTTTCCCTTCTGGGATTACACCAGTCTTAATTCCTTGAAGAAGACCAGTGTTCATCATTGCTTCTAGCTCATGCTCGGCATTTCCCTTGCTAATCGGATTCGCGGTATTGCCTCCGTAATAAAGAGACTCCGCGAGATCAGAATATCTACTGTCATCTAGGCCAAGATCAGGCGCAAGTACTCCAGTGTCTGGAAGGAGTTTAAATTGTTCTCCTGTCCTGTAGTCAACCTCGTCTTCTCTAGACGAATCAAGAAGACCCTGTATAGCGGCGTCAAACGGTCTTCTATTCCCGTACTTTCCTCTCCCTTCTCTGAATGGGTCCTGTATAGAATGAGTAAACTCCTCTCCCGCTACAGACCCCCTGTCTACGCTTGATCTTAAAACTTCAGGGCTAAAGTAAACCTCGTCTGTCTTCGTATTAAAATAAGCTCCCTCTCCATCTCTAACGGGGTCTTCTTTTATTACCCTGACTTTATCCATCTGCTCTTGAAGCTCTGGACGACCACCTCTTCTAGGGTTTCTATCTGGATTGTAAAACACACTATTGGGGTTTTGAGGTCGCTTCAACTTTGAAGTCAGGTTAGGGCCATACCGATCCATAAAGTTATCAAATACCTCCTCCTTAGTCAGGTCTAGGCGGTCTTCGTAGTTCGGATCTTGCTCAGCCTCTTCTCTGGTCTTGCCATACGTACCCAAAAGTTGAAGCAGGTTGTCTGCAACCCCGAAGTTCTCTGGTGGATCTTCTTCATGCTTACCGCCATGCTGATACTTTACCAATCTACCACCATTAGCATTCGTAGTCGGTCGGGGGGCGTTTTCCCTTTGCAGGTGCTCTCTAACACCCTCGTTGTACAGCTGCAGATATTCCTCTGGAGTCTTATTAACCCCAGGAACCTCAAACCCAGTTTCGTCAAGTATGCTCTGAAAGTAGTTTCTGGTCCCCTGCCTACCCAAGAAGTTAGTCAAGGCAGCTATCTCGTCAGGCCTGTAAGACAACCTGTCCACTACCTCTGGGTAATCTCTAGCCAAATCTCGTGCGTTATCTGACAAACCAGGCACACCAGGGATCGCACCGTCAACCCGCATCATAAAGATCTGGTCCTGAAGAGATACGTCATCGGCAAAATCCTTTCTGCTCACACCTTTCAAGTGAGGCAACTTCTTTATCTCTTTGAATAGCTGACCATACCTACCAGTAGCTGAACTGGTTGGGTTGATCATGTACTTACCGTCATTACTCTCTACACGCATAATACCTGCGATCAGAGAGTTTATATCGAATGGTGGGTCTGGCTGCTTGGTTGTGCGCATAAGCTTCCCTTATTGTGGTTAAATACCGAATCTCTTGTACATATACCCCCCTATCGCGGGAAGGTTACACAACCTGTTTGCCTGATTCGGCGAAGCAAAGGTAGTGGTTTTTTTTGACATAGTCAAGTGCGGTGAGAAAACCCCTTACTTCTTGTCTTTACGCTTCATCTTGCGCAACCTCTTCTTTGAATCCACCTGTTCTCGTCTCTTCTGGACTTCCTGGTGAAGTCTACCAGTCTTGTCTATGACCTTGTCTATAGACTCGTCACTAAGGGTCTTAGCACGTTTAAAATCTCCCTGCCTGTAAACCTTAACTTTGATCTTATTGCCTCTTTCATCGACACTTTTGGCTCTGCGCCTATTTATCCGCTTTTTTGGTTTCATTATGTTTCTTTTTTGCAAATATATGTGAGAAATATATAGGGTGGGGATTATATATGTTATGCGCCGCCGCGCCCGCGTACCCGAAACGCATCCGCAAACCCCGCCCCCCTAACGCATGCGCCGTTTGCCGAAAACATTTGAGCATCTATCTCCCTGAGTTACAGCAGGTTAGCTCCGATTTAGTCGCTGTGTTTCGCACCGATGGATTGACGTAACACCTTGGGAATCAGGGACAAACACCCTACCCTCCTTGCGTCCGCATGCATATGACCCCTGCATGGTGGGTGCACTACACACGTAATGAGGCGCATGGCTTGCGCATCACACGAGGCAGTTTTGTGTTTGTATTTCGCCATTAATTGCAACACAAACGTCAATCTATTTTAATACTAAAAGGTATTTTAGTATTAATTAAACTACGTAATTATCAACACAATCTGCGTCGCCTCGTGCGTATGCGCTGCCCTGTGTGCGTGGACGCCATGATGCGCACATGACGCCAATCTTCGGCGCAGGACTACCGTGTGCATTATGCACGGGGTAGACGCAGGAAGATTCTGACCAAGAAAATTTGGTAATCTCGAATCGATGAACGTATCTTTGTGGTCGCTTAGCAACTCAGCTCAGTGACAAACACACAACGCCACATGGCACACAAGAACACCCCCGCCTCCCCTGAGGCCATCACCGCTCTGCTCAAGGACACCAAGTCCGCCGTCAACCGCGCCAAGTACACACCCACGAAGAGCCGTAAGGCTGAGGCTGTGGCTTTGCTCAACTCCGTCATCTCCGCCATCGAGGCGCTCACCGAGGTGCCTGAGCCTGCACCCAAGAAGCCGAAGGCGGCGGGCACGAAGGGTGGCAACACCAAGACAGGTCAGAAGCTCCAACGCAAGGCACGGCCCGCACGGAGCAAAGCTCAGCAGGAGTTGGACAAGGCTGATGCCGCCTCATACAAGCGTGATGACGAGCACATGGAAAAGCTCGTCAACGCCGCTGTCATTGACGCTCTCAAGCGGTTGAACACCACAGCACCTGTGTCCAAGCCTACCAAGCGTAAGGCGCAGGTTCTCAGCCATGCTGAGATTGAAGCCTTGAAGGCAGAGGCCTTGGAGTCCACTGACATGCACATCTCATACGAGGATTGCCTCTAAGCAATCCCGTGTAGACACACATGGTGCTTGGGGGGGTTCGATTCCCCCCTGTGTCTCTGTTTTTCAATCGTTTAAATTTCAATTCATACGCAACTATGCGCAACACACGACCATCCTTGGCGGAAATCCGCCGCATCAACGAGCGGCGCGACCGCCTGTCCACCTACCAAGAAAACATTGCCATTGCGTCCATGTTCGCCATGGTCATTGGCTTCACGCTCCTCATGATGGGGGCCATGGTCCAAGCGGACCTTCTCACATGGTGTGGGGCTGGGTGCATGATCGCCTCACCCGCTCTTGCCTTGGTCTCCCTCATCATCGACACCTTCAACAACTGAAAACCCATGGAACGCACATATGACCTGCGCAACCGCTGGAGCGCAACCATCACGGCATTTTGCCAATACACCAACGCTGAATTGGAGCGGTTCCGCTTCACGGCTGACGTACTCACGAGCTTCGTCAATTTCGTTAAAGCCAACGACTTCGTATTCACGGACGAAGAGCTTCGCCTGTGGTGCGCCGACCACGACTACAACTGCGCACCGCTCATCCGTCAGTGGATGCGCCGTGTACCTGAGTTCCGCGTTGTCACACCTAACGTAATTGCCTGAAAATGAGACACAGAGAAAATCCAACACCTCGCCGCATGAGTGTGAGACCTGAAGCAAAACCAACACATCGCGTCATCGGCGTAGCCCCTGGGCATAGCGGGTGGCGTGGACGCACGGTCGAATTGGGCCTGTGCTACAACGAGCGACACGCAGCAAGGTGCGCGTCCTTCTGGTATTGGCACTACGATGACATCAAGGTCATCAAGCTAACAGACTGAGAGACAGCAAGTTAGAAAAAAGATTTGGAAATATGGGAATCGTCGTCGTATCTTTGCGGTCGGCAATTCAGCCAACAACCTTCAACGCTATGACCCACACGAAGCACGACTTCACGGAGCACACCAACGCTGACCTTGAGCGAATCTTGGACTTCTCCACCGCTATGCTTGAGACCCACAAGGAGGCCATCAAGCACGAGCCTGACCCCGAACAACGCACCGCATTCGCTGAGCACATCGCCTCCCTCGAAGACGGCATTGCTCAAGTCAAAGCAGAACTGCAAACCCGCTAATCCCCACACCCATGAACACAATCGAATACCCACACTTCATGCTTGCCGCTGAATCCTTCGGCAGGACCCTTGCCGATGGCGGCGACAGCATCCTCACACAACCAGGCGCGAAAGGAATCACCTACAAATCAGGTACGTTGAACTACAACCAACTGCCAACTGACCCATTCCGCCCCGTATGGGGGTATGCGGTTGGTGGTTTGGCTCCTGAGGTTCGTATATCCATGGTCCATCCCGCAGGTGTGGTTGGTCCCCTTGAGTACGCCAAGCACCCACAGGTCTTGTTCAAGGAATTCCGCAAGGCTTTCGAGCAGACGTGGAACAGTGCCTTCCGTGTCTCCACCTTCATGAAGACGTGCGTAGGCACATGGGTTGATGGGGAGGACATCGTGTTCGACGTCTCCCAAATCATGCAAGACGAATCCACTGCCATGCGCATTGCACAGGATCGCAATGAGAAAGCCATCTACGACATCACGAACGGCAAAGAAATCGCCAACCCACAATACAAGACTGTTACCCTTTAGGGTAGAAAGAAAAATTTGCAGAATCCAAACCAACGGCGTATCTTTGCCGACGAATTCAAACTTCAACGCTATGAATACAAACACACGACACGAGCAGGCTCTCAATAACTGCCGCAAGAAGTTCCAAGGTCTCGACGAGATTGACCGCATGAACGAGGCAAACAAGTTCATCCACACCATGAGCAAG